CTCAAGAACACCGATCTAGTGCTAAAAGGCTTATAAGACCTCTCTGGATACCAAGCCACGCTCCCAAATACTTTACCTTGCTTTAAATTCTGCCCACATTTTCTGCAATTTAGCTTGCATCATTTTTGCCCAAAATGGCTGTGGGAAATTCCAACCTACAAATGCGCCAACTGCTATCCAAAATAAAGTCATAGTTCTCTCCTGATTTAGAAAATTATTTATCTCTTTTGGCTGCCATCATTGCTGCTGTTATTTCTTCTTGAAATGTTTTTCTATCCTTCTGAAATACCTCATACAAGGCATCTCCAAAAATTTCCTTAAATCTACCATCTTCACACCATTCATCATATGGTCTAACAAATGTCTGACGTTCAAACGGGAATTCACAAGTATACACAACGCACAAAGTATTATCAACTGTATTTATAACCTTTGCTTTATCTACGGTATAAATTCCGCCATAGCAATGTTGATAATACTTGAGTGGGCTTGGAGTTGCCATTTTAGTTTGTCCTTGCGCTGCCGGTACCTTGCCAGGTATACATTGGTGGAAGGTTCGTGCTAGCACCATCCCAAATGACACTGTTACAATACTTCAATGCCTCTTGGCGGGTAAATGGACTATCTTCACCCGGAATATGTTTACACGCCTTTCGGAAAATTGCTTCAATTTCAGCAATACGGATCCTAAGGGCCATGCTCTTATTCTGTGCATCGATTGCCGTTGCGGCATTAGCTTGTATCTTGGCATTGTTTTGTAGAATCCGTACATTCTGTTTTTCAATCACTGCATTTATCGGATCAACATTTGTTTTGTTCCAAGTGGTTGCCCACTGTACCCACCAGGCGCTAACACTTGTTATCTCGGCATCAACAACTGCCTTATCAGCAAGACACTGATTGTACTGTCCCATCTCGGTATCGCGATTGAAGCTGCGGTTGCAGCGGGCGTTGTATGCATTTAAGTGATTCTGCACTGGTTGAAATGCTGGAGCTTTTACCTCACGTTCTACCTTGGCAACCGCTGCTGCTATTAGCGCGGTTTTTTGCTTCTGATCTTCAACATACACCTTGCTTTCTTTATCAAGCATATTATTGGCTGATGACATATCAGCAATTACCGTATTTAGGCCAGGCAATGCTGCTACATCAGTTTGTAATTCAAGCGCCAAGCCCGATAATGTCTGAGCAGATACCGCAACAGAAAACGCCATTGTTATAGCTGTGACGATCAGTAGTTTTTTCATTTAAATTCCTTTGTGTTAGTTTGTTTCACATTTTACCGGTTCGCCGGTAAGCCAGAGAACTGGTTTCCATACCCACATACCGTCGGGTGTCTTTATCTTCTGATATCTGAGACCGTTCATACATTTGAACTCATCCTGCTTATTCACTGGAGGACAACCCTCAGGTAACCAACATTTATTAATTGGCTGTACCGGTTGTACCGGTTGTACCGGTTGTACAGACTTACATAGAGCCGGATTAGTAGTACACGGATTAGGTGGCACAACAATAGGGCAAAAAATCTGCCCGCAGCGTGGATCAATTGGTATAGTTGGAATAGTAGACTGTGAATATGCAGAGACAGACACGAAGCAAAGTGCAGAGATTATAAATTTAAGTTTCATACTTTCTTTCGTTAAAATAAAAACCAAGCTAGCCAAGAAAAACCAAGAAAAAGAACAGAGCATTGAAGCACAAACGTGAGATGCTTATTCTTCTCATACGGACCGTGTGCAGGAATCATAGATGACACTATTATTATTAGTAGAAAAATTATTGCCAAGAATCCCGATAGTGTGCCACCGATGATAGAAAGTGCAGTTATTAACATATTTCTTTCGTTAAATTATGGAGCGGGATGAGAGAATCGAACTATTTTTGTAACTTATGTGATAAATAATACTATGAAAAACGCTATTTGTCAATATTGCCAAACATTATTTGCCGTCGAGAATGGGTCAACTGGAAAATTCTGTTCATTATCGTGTGCTACCACTAATAAGAATAAGATAGCTACAGAACTCAAGATAGTAAATTATAATAATAATCCAAAGTTGTGTAAATGTTGTAATAATCCATTAGACTATATGAAGAAGCATAATACTTTCTGCACTGCTTCGTGCAGCGGGACATATACGAACTCGTATAAAGATCATTCAACTATAAAACATGGACCCGATCAAACAATATTCCCACACTCTAATATAAAGTTCCTATGGTGCGAACATACAGGCCAATGGTATTCGAACAGAAATACAAACGGATCTATAAGACGATGTTCTCCGTATGTCAAAACACAAAAAGAAAAATATTATTCAAATGCCAGATTCAAGTTCAATGTGTATCATTATCCGGAAGAGTTTAATATATCGCTAATCGATCTACACGGATGGTATGCATGTCCTAGCAAGAAACGAAATAACCAACCTAAAAATGTGTCAGGTGTTAGCAGAGATCACACTATTTCAGTAAGCTACGGATTCGATCATAATATAGATCCAACAATAATATCTCATCCAGCTAACTGTCGCATTATGCTTCATTCAGCTAACAAAGCCAAACACGGAAAATGTGATATGTCTTTAGATGAGTTATTAGATAAAATTAAACTATGGAATATAAAATATATTGAGCGGGTGACAGGGGTCGAACCTGCGACGAACAGCTTGGAAGGCTGACACTCTACCACTGAGTTACACCCGCTCAATATACTCTATGTAACATATTCAAAATGTGTTACCCGTGATCTAAATCCGTACTTCCCATAAGATTGAAACCAGAGGTGGCATTTACTCCCCGTGTAGATACTATTTAGGAATGATGTGTATCTACAGAATAAATTCTTATTTACGGTTGGCTTGGATACAACGAATATCATCAGCCTGGCGACACAAGAATCTACCAAGGCTCTCTAATTGATCTACTGTAAGAAACATCTCATCACACTCATTTCCAGAGCAATAAAAATTTCTTTCAAATTTTACAAAGACATTTTTACTATATTCATCACTTTCACGAACAGTGATATCGATCGTGAACATATCATTCGCATCAATTCTTAATTGTGACATTTTGGTTCCAGTTGTTTGTGGTGCCCCCGCCATGATTCGAACACGGGACCCCCGCATTACAAGTGCGGTGCTCTACCAGCTGAGCTACAAGGGCAAGTCTCTTACTTACTAGATTGTACTTTCTTCATACCGGGCAATACAACCGGCTTCTTAAACTTCTTGTATGTAGCAATCCAATCTGTAGCAATCCAGATTTGTGCGTCAACCAATGAAATATTTCCTGCACAGACTTGTCTCTTTAGATAAGTTTCTATTACATCCTTCTTTCTGGCGCCCCATGGACCGTCCCACAATTCTGGCCATAGATTTTTAGGATCTGTTGGATGCCCGCCTAATTCTAAACTAATTAAATGATCTTCTTCATAATCGCTTGGATTACCTTTTAAACTAAGTTCGGCCATTTGTTTCTTCTTTAATTTATTTGTATAATAGGCTGAGGGACGAATTGTTTTTGTCCAACCTTTCTTACAAATGGTCTCACCAATGTTTGCCTGTGTAACATTTGGATTAATTACACCAGGTGTTCGGATAGGATCTGGTAAACCTTCGACAGCAATAGCTGATAAACTTACCAACAGAAGAAGAGAAATTAAATATTTAATCATAGATGCGCCCATACAATAATATACATATTTATCGTATGGGCGTCAACCTAGAACAGAAAATTTATTTCTTTGCTGCTGGCTTCGCGGCCACCTTCTTAGCCTTCTTAGCCTTCTTGGCCTTCTTAGCTGGAACAGCTTTTGCTGGGGCAGAAGCTGTGGCTGCTGCTGGGGCAGCTACTGGTGCAGTTGCTGCCATAGCGCCGAAAGAGAATGTAAGTGCTGTCAATACCAATAATAGTTTCTTCATAATAAATCCTTAATGTTAATGTTAATGTTAATGGAGCGGGATGCGAGAATCGAACTCGCAAATAATCCTTGGCAAGGATTCAGGTTACCACTACATCAATCCCGCAGTGTTCTATTTATCAAGACGAAAGGGGCTCCAGCCCCTTTCTTCGAGTTACGACCTCTTAGAAGTCGTAACGCTCGCACATTACAGTCTTTAACATGATGCTGATTGGTGTCATTTCTTCACCGCCCAACACTGACTTAACAATGCTTGGGCTGGATCCGGACACAAGTGCAGCACCGACCTTGTTATAGGTCATTTTATTCTCTTTATCTCGCTATATAGTTTAGAGATACGCTCACTTGTTAATACCCAATAATTTAGATTAATAATATCCTCTTGTAACAAAGATATATTATCATTAAATAATTTTTCAAATTCGGGCGATATTGTTTGCGTAGAAGAGTATGTCAGAATTATCAGATAGATAATTCTGAGTTTATTATAGACATATTCTTCATTATCACCAGAGATTTCAAATAATCTCATTTAGGTATCTTACCTTCCCGTTGAAGCTGAAGGAATCTTTCCCATAATGTATCTACCCGTTTCCCCCATTCTTTCACCACTTCGTCGGACGGTCTTGCAGGTATTTTATTTTGTATTGATAAATTTAATTCATTTATTTTTTCCATACGCCTCCTAAAATATACCTATTATTTATCGAGCGGAAAGAGATAAATCTATACACAAAAAGCAATGGCGTGTGGAAAAACTACCTGATTAGAAATCATACCTTTCGCACATTACTGTCTTTAGCATAATGCTAATTGGGGTCATTTCTTCACCACCCAACACTGACTTAACAATGCTTGGGCTGAATCCGGACACAAGTGCAGCACCGACCTTGTTATAGGTCACTGGAGAATTTCCATTTCTGCCCGAAAGATTCCAGAACACAATCTGCGGGACCTTGTAGCCAGCCGCTGCATATTCCTGCTCGATAAATTCCATGGCGCTTACGCTAACTGCAGATCCACCAGTTGAATAATGACCGGCCATCTTACCAGTACCGCCAGTTGTGACACACGCATCAAATTCCATATCCGAAAGGATAAGAATCTTGGTTGGCATTTCCTTCTGTGCTACACCATTCTTAACTGCTGCGTTCAAGATTAACTTGAAAACTGCACCAAGGTCGGTATTCATAGCCCAATTAGAGCGAGCCATCTGGTCATAACGCTGGCTCAATGTACCGCTCAACTTTAACAATTCTGGTGTACCAGAGAATGTTACGAATTGATCCTTGAAAACACCGCCCATACGCTCAGATGTGTACAAGCCCAACGAGATCGATACATCCATAGCAGTTACGCTACCGGACACCTGCACGCCACTCATCGAGCCCGAAACGTCAACAACCGGTAGGATGTTTTCGTCAGAGCCTTCCAAGTAGTTCGGCAATGCCGCCCACTGTGCATTCGCCACAGCCTTATCGCCGTTGTTCAACGAACGGATAACGTCGTACGGATATGCCACAGAAGCGTTGATCTTGGCTTCACCAGTAACCAACTTTTCCTTGTACTTTGCATAACCAGCTGGGTCGTGCTTTAGGAAAGCCTTTTGGTAACGGCCGGCAGCAACTGACGGAACATGTGGGTACACGATACCAGTCCAATCCTGCGCACACATCTTTTGCTCAACGGTATTGGACAAGCCAACCAAGAGCTTACGATATTGCTTTGGAGTCAACTTCAAGTATGAACGAATCTTGTTCGCTTCTGCACCCTGACGTGGCATCCACTTTGCGCACAAACCATCCTGCACGTCGTTTAATGCAAAGGCAATCATGCGCAGAGCTTCACGCTCAATTGGGCTACCAAATGTCATTAGGACATCATCCCAACGACCAAGTTCAGGCACCTTTACCAACAGGCGCGAAGCCAATCCTGGTTCGGTCTTCAGAACATAAGCGAACAACTTACGGAAAGTGTCGCGTTCACCTGCACCACCTCTAGCATCTCTCGCCCACTGAAGTACACGGAGTGCAACTTCGGAATCTTCTACCAACGCGCCAACAAAGGTAGAGGTGATATCCTTACCACGGCTTGCGCCAGCAAGGAAAAACAAGTCAACGTTTTTGTTGAGACTGGATGTGTTTGTAACTGCGCCGTTAGCAGTTGTCGCGGATGCGTTTACGGCTTCGAATAATGTTGTCATTTTATATTTTCCTTATCAGAATGATTTTTTACTTTGACCTGTGTGCTACCGTTACACTAATGTCCGGAGTTGAACCGGTCCCCTGGTTTGGATTGTAATTTGAGTTGCGGAACTCATTCTTTAGAATTAAATCAGATTAGTTTTGGCGAGTTTTTACTTTCCCCTCCAGAAAGGATTTTAGCTATGCACCCGAAGGTGGTTGGCTAATATGCTAGTTTTATTTGTGTTGCTGCACCTAATCGTTAAAAATTATGTTGTTATAATACTATCTTGTTACTACTATGTCAACCGGTAAATACTTGCATGGCAAGAATTTTTAAACCGACCTACCTCTATGTTAAAACCCACAACATCACAGGTCTTAACTACTTTGGTAAAACTATCAAAGATCCAATAAAATATAAAGGATCTGGAAAACGCTGGCTTAACCATATACGAAAACACGGATATGATGTAACTACCAAAATTATTGGATATTATACCATAGAGCAAGAATGTATAAATATTGCCTTACACTTTTCTCAACAAAACAATATTGTAGAATCCGCTGATTGGGCAAACCTTATGCCCGAAAATGGCATAAATGGCGGACTACAGCATAATTCTGGTCAAAACTTTAAATATTTAAATTCTATTCCAAAATCTTTATCTCAAAGAAAGAAAATATCTTCTGCTTTAAAGGGAATAAAACATTCCAAAGAATCAAATATCAAAAAATCATTAAATAAAACTAATCGACACACCGGTAAACCAAAACCATTAACAATCTGTCGATTATCTGACAGAAAAGAAATGAGTGCTACTGGATTCTCTCTTTATATACGGAGATGGTGTAAGGATTAAAAACAGAGTGATGTCAGGGACAATATCTTCGCCTAGTTTCCCAGGGAACCAACATTGCTAAGAGGGCCTAACCCCTCGTTCGAACCTTTTACATCGTCCTAGGATGTTTGCTGTATTCACTCTCTACTATAGACAATTTCCGACTCAATGTCAAGTGGATGTTGAGAATATAGTGTGTTTACTTATCTCGTCATTCAACCCATTGCGTAAATAGGTTAAAAATCAATGATTTTATACGGATTGGATATATTTAATTTCTTTCTGGATAAAATCTACTGCACGTTTTATCAGCCTCTTATAATCCTTAGATTTCTCTCTTTCTGGAAATAAGGTTGATATATCATAGGCGCTAAGTAATCTCTTCAAAACCTTTAATTCATGATCCCACAGCTGGTCGGGTCTCATATTTGAGTTTTTAGATATTGAATCAACTAATCCGGCGAGGACCTGACTAAACCTAGCGTTAATTTCCCCTGGTTCAGCAAGGTATGGATAATTCTTTTCCGAATACGGATCGTTTTTCCTATGTTCTTTCTTTTTAGGTGTGCTATATCTGGTTGAACTAGAAGCTTTCCCTTCAGATTTTAAATCATCTAAGGCATGTCTTAATTCATGCCCAATAATAGATTTTATCTTATCTGATCCAATATTATCAGCATTTAGGATTATTGTTGGTCCACCATTTATCCAAACGCCGCCGATCTTTCTACCACTATATTCCTCTTTATGAAGTTCAGCAACATGTCTGCTCAATGCCTCACCTTGTTGAAGTTCGATCTCTATATCCTCAAAACCATTCAATGGTATA